CGAGGAGTACGGCGCTAAGTTCTTCGCCAACGGCGCTACACCCGGCGGCATCCTGGAACACCCCGGCACGGTCAAAGACCCTCAGAGGGTGCGTGACAGCTGGAACTCTGCCTTCGGCGGCAGCTCCAACGCCAATAAGGTGGCGGTGCTGGAAGAGGGCATGAAATACACGCCCATCTCCATTTCCCCGGAGCAGGCGCAGTTCCTGGAAACCCGAAAATTCCAAATCAATGAAATCGCTCGAATTTTCCGAGTGCCGCCCCATATGGTCGGCGATCTGGAAAAGTCGAGCTTTTCCAATATTGAGCAGCAGTCCCTTGAGTTTGTGAAATACACCCTGGACCCCTGGGTGGTGCGTTGGGAGCAGTCCATTCAGCGTGCCCTTCTGACCCAGGAGGAAAAGCAGAAGTATTTTGTCAAGTTCAATCTGGAAGGTCTGCTCCGTGGCGATTACCAGAGCCGCATGAACGGCTACGCCATCGGTCGCCAGAACGGCTGGATGTCCGCTAACGACATCCGAGAGCTGGAAAACCTCGACCGCATCCCTGCGGAAGACGGCGGCGACCTGTACCTCATTAATGGCAATATGCTCCCCCTGAAAAATGCGGGTGCTTATGCAAACCTCACTACCGAAGGAAAGGAGAACAAAACCGATGAAGAACAAGAAGTTCTGGCAGTGGAAGAACGAGGCCGCAAGCGAAAGCGGTGAGGCCGTGCGTGTTCTGGAGCTGAACGGCACCATTGCCGAAGATAGTTGGTTTGACGATGACATCACCCCCAAGATGTTCCGGGACGAGCTGTTCGCAGACACCGGTGATGTGGTCATCTGGATCAACAGCCCCGGCGGCGACTGCATCGCTGCAAGCCAAATCTACACCATGCTCATGGACTACACAGGCAATGTCACCGTCAAGATCGACGGCATCGCCGCATCCGCTGCATCCGTGATCGCCATGGCAGGCACCAAGGTTCTCATGGCTCCCACCGCACTGATGATGATCCACAACCCCGCCACCTTTGCATTCGGTGACCACGAAGATATGCGTCGTGCCATTGAGATGCTGGACGAGGTCAAGGAGTCCATCATCAATGCCTACGAGATCAAGACCGGCCTGTCCCGTGCCAAGCTCAGCCACCTCATGGAAAACGAGACCTGGATGAACGCCAACAAGGCTGTGGAGCTGGGCTTCGCAGACGGCATTCTGGAGGATGCCAAGCGTATGCCCGCTGCTGATTCCTATGCCTTCTCCGGCAAGACCGTGGAGGCTGCCATCATCAACAAAGCCCGTGCCAAGGCCAAGCCCGCCGCGCAGGCAAAGCCCACCGGTCGTTCCGTGGACGAACTCATGGAGCGACTCAATCTGCTGAAATATTAACTTTTGGAGGTAACTACTATGACTATCAACGAACTGCGCATTAAGCGCGCCAAGGCCTGGGAGGCCACCAAGGCATTCCTGGATTCCCACCGCAACTCCGATGGCGTTCTGTCCGCAGAGGACGATGCCACCTACACCCGCATGGAGCAGGAAGTCACCGACCTGGGCAAGGAGATCGCCCGTCTGGAGCGCCAGGAGGCCGTCGACCGTGAGATGAACGCTCCCACCAGCCAGCCTCTGACCCAGAAGCCCGGCAACACCAAGACCGAGGAAAAGACCGGTCGTGCCACCGATGCCTACAAGGCTGCGTTCTGGAACGCTACCCGCGCGCGTGACGGCATTACCTATGAGGTGCGTAACGCTCTGCAGGTCGGTGCCGACTCCGAGGGTGGCTATCTGTGTCCCGATACCTTTGCGGACGAGCTGGTCAAGGGTCTGACCGCCCAGACCGTTGTCCGTTCCCTGGCAAAGGTCATCAACACCTCTTCCGGCCAGCACAAGATCCCTGTTGTCGCTTCTCGCGGTACTGCGTCCTGGATTGAAGAGGAAGGTCCCATCCCCGAGGGCGACGACATCTTCGGTCAGCAGCACATCGGTGCCCACAAGGTTGGTACTCTGATCAAGGTGTCCGAGGAACTGCTGCATGACTCCGCGTTCGACCTGGAGCAGTACTTCATCGATGAGTTCGCACGTCGTATCGGTAACAAGGAGGAAGATGCCTTCCTGAACGGTGACGGTGCAGGCAAGCCCACCGGCATCCTGAACGATGCCGAGGTCGGTGTCACCGCAGCTTCCGCAACCGCCATCACCGCAGATGAGCTGGTTGACCTGTTCTACTCCCTGGATGCGCCTTACCGCACCAACGCTGTGTGGCTGGTCAACGACTCCACCATGCGTTCTATCCGTAAGCTGAAGGATGCCAACGGTCAGTACCTGTGGCAGAAGGCTCTGCACGAGGGTGACCACGAGACCCTGCTGGGCAAGCCCATCTTCCATTCTCCCTTTGCTCCCGAGCTGGGTGCCGGTAAGAAGGCTGTGGCGTTCGGCGACTTCTCCTTCTACTGGATCGGTGACCGCACTGGCATTACCTTCCGTCGCCTGAACGAGCGTTACGCCGACACCGGTCAGGTTGGCTTCCTGGCTACCAAGCGTGTCGACGGCAAGCTGATTCTGCCCGAGGCCGTTAAGGTCCTGCAGATGAAGGCTGCGTAAGTGAAACGCCATGAGCTATAACACCAAGAACTACACCGAGCAGGGTGGCGACACCACTGTGATCGGCGGCACGCTGGAAATCAAGGAGGGAGCCCAGGTCAAAGGGCTCCCCGCAAGCTATATTCTCGTCGACTGTGGTGGCGTTCTGCTGGAGGAAATGCTGGCGGGGCCTGTGGATATTACCAAGGCGATCTCCGTCAAGGAGTTCCAGAATATCTGCAAAACGCCTTTGCCCAAAGTGGTCACCGGTTTGCACCAGGGCAACAAGGACCACCACTTTCATATGCAGTGCGTCTGTAACAGCGAAAGCGACATGGTCGGCGCTGCCTGGCTGGTCAACGGCTCCACAGCTGCCATGACCACGCTCTTCTCGGCGTACATCTACGTGGAGAACAAGCGCGTCTTCATCAGAGCGCACATGAAAGAACTGACCTGATCCTTAATGGCAGCATCGTTTTGAGCGGTGCTGCCGTTTCCTTTTGGAGGTGAATCAAGATGCTCACATTGGAAGAAGCCAAGAACTATCTGAGAGTCGACTTCCCGGATGACGACGACCTCATTACCGGGCTGATCGCCACCGCTCAGACCCTATGCATGGACATCGCACGGATGGAGGACGCTGACGAATTCTCCGCCAGCGGCGAGAACTCCCGCACCGCTGTGCTGTATGCCGTTGCCTATCTGTATGAGCATCGGGAGGAAGCCGACCACCATGCTCTGACACTAACCATCCGGGCACTGCTGTCCGGTATGCGGAAGGAGGCCTTCTGATATGGATATTGCACTTCTGAACACACGCATTGCCATCCAGAAGGCTTCCGTCACCGCAGATAAAATCGGTAATCGAAAGAACGGCTGGACGGACTATTACAGTTGTGCTGCCACCGTTAGCGGTGAGGCCTCCAGCTCTGTTGGCAGTGAAAAGGATGCCGCTGGTACAACCGTAGACCACTCGGATATTGCTTTCACCGTTCGTTGGTGTGATGCCGTATCCAAAGTCGATTCTGTTGGGTATCGGATTCTGTTCAACGGTGCCATATATAACATTCTGGCTGTGGACCATATGAGCTTCAAAAAGAAGTCCATCAAGTTCCGCTGCAAGAAGGAGGTGCGCTCCTAATGGCTGGTGTCAGCATTGATGCGATGGCTGATGCCATCATGGAAGGTCTGTTGGAGTACGCCGACATGGCCACCGACGAAATGAAAACCGCTGTGAAGAAAGCTGGCAGAACTGTGCGGAAGGAGATTCAGGCTGGCGCTCCCGTGAAGTCCGGTGCGTATCAGAAGAGCTGGGCTGTGAAAACCATGAAGGAGTCCTCCAACGCTCTGGAGGTGGTCGTTCATTCCAAGAACCGCTATCAGCTGGCACACCTTCTGGAAAAGGGCCATGCCAAACGCGGCGGCGGTCGTGTGGGTGGTAAAGCCCACATTGCCCCTGCCGAGCAGTCCGGCATTGAACAGCTGGAACGAGACATTGAGAGGGCTTTGCAACATGGATAAAATACTCACTAT